AACTTCCAATACTTAAATCAACTAAATAATTATCTAATGATCGTGTTAATTGAGTAGAACCGTTATCAAAAGTTAAAGTTTTGTTTGAGTTGGAATATGTAACAGTTACCCATACACCAATTAACACTTTGTTTCTATCAACTACTGCTTTATCCGGATTATACCATTCACCATATGGATGATAAACCAGCGAGTATTTAGTGCTGTTTGCGCTATCAACTTCAACAAACAATGTGAAATCAACAACAGATTGTAAAAAGATTTTACATGTAAAACTTTCAATATTTTCACCAAACACAAAAGTTGCATAATCCGGACCGTTTGCTCTGATACAAGATTTACCGTCAAAAGTAACAATTTCAAAATTGTTTGTAGGTACTGTAACATTTTCCGGATCACTTGATGTTATTGTCTGATTTGCAACATCAATATCTATTGTGATGGTTGTTTCCGGCTCCGGCTCCGGCTCCGGCTCCGGCTCAATCTGATCATCCACAAACACTCTTGCGTCATAATTGATTGCAGTAACAGAACACTTTTTCTCTGATGGCTTGATTGATGTTACCCAATATTTCTCAATTTTTCCGATTGCATAATGTGGTAAATCGTATTGCGGATTGTCAGACCATTCAAAATCAAGCGGTGCTAGTAACTGAATTGAATAATCGCTGATGTAGGTACACGATAATTGCTGAATTGATCCGTCATACCGTCTGATGTAAATAATTGTTACGTTCTCCGGCACTTTATCTGACACTGTGATCGTGTAAGTCTGTGAATCATAGTGTGTCACATAGCCGTTGTATGTATTCATATCTTGTGGTAATGCAACGGCTATCAATGAACCGTAATTGCAGTTTAACGCATCAAATTCGCAATCAAAATCAATTTGCTTGCGTTGATATAACACTTCACGCAAACGTCTTACACCTAATTTTAGAGCTTTGTTTACATCAGTAACCGCCAAGACTTCAACCTTTTCTGTGTTTAAACTGTTCTGATAGTTATAAACACTTACTGAATTGTCTGATTTGTCAATATCGGCATATATTGCGTTTTGCTTCCAGTTTGTAGGGTCCATATACGTTATATCGGCTTCGTCATTATCTGTCGGAGTGACAAAATTATATGTGATTTTAGGATCGCCCGTCATGTTTGCTGATGTGAATAATTGTTCTACATATTTATCGGCTGATCTATACACACCCTTGATTTTATTTCCGTCAATAATCGGCTCGCAATAACCAATCTGCATGATCTGTTTAACGGCTTCTAAAACAGTCGTACTTTTGTCAAAACGATAGTCGAAATTTATACCGCCATTGTGCCACATCTGATCTAACTGCATTAAATTTTGTTCATCGTATATCTTGCCAAACTTTGAACTTTCGCAGATATACTTAATAGGTGCTGACAATGAACGGTTAACCTCTTTGTCCTCTTCTACGGTTGCGCTCTGATTTGCCACACGAACTGTTTTCATTGTTGGATATTCAACGGTTAATTTACTGAAATACCACTTCCAATTATAACCGGCAGAACCATAAGTAACACCTTTGGCAAAACCTATGTATTGTCCGAATTGCGTTGCAATCTGCGGATATTGATCTGCCGTAACATTTAGCATTAAAGTGCCGGATTCACTTATATCATCACTATTTAGATGCTCATTGTCAAACCACACTTTGATATACGATCTTGTGTGTTCAATTCTGATTACAAAAGTATCATCTGTGCCGGACGTGAAGCACTCTTGCATGTAACTTGCAACGTGAACACCTTGACCCAGCCCATTGCCATTTACTGTGTTATACAGTCTGAATTGAATGTACGGAGATACACCGGTTTGTGAATAGTTGCTTGGTTTATATGCGTCAAACATGCACAAACAGAAACCATTATACGATCTTCCTAATTCACCACGTTCTGAATAGTTATCACACTCAAAGAAAATCTGATGATTTAGGTTGTATGAACTGCCGTTTGAATAATCAAGCTGATCTCTGTGTGAATTGATATATGCGGAATCAGCACCTAAATTATAATACTTTGGGCAAGCTACACTCATTACAAACTGAATAATGGTCTTATCACGTTTCTGCATAAGTCTTTGATTTGTGTACCAAACATTAGCATTGTTTTTTGAAAAACCACTTGAGTTGTCGTCCGCAGTTTTCCACGAATCTAAACACAAATCTCGCTTATGATACGTTTCACTTGTAGGAACTATATACATGAAATTTTGCGGATATTTCCAGTACGAAGGATATTGTAAATTGTTCATTATTTCATCAAACAATTCAATTCCGCCATAACTGAATTTATCGGTGCCTTGAACTGTAACATCTTGATATGTGGTTGTTTTTACATCTTTCAGACTTGCTAAACGTCTAGTCCACAATGTACTGATCTGATTGTCGCCTAGTTCGGATAATGATTCACTTCCTCTAACCGTAATTGCAATTACCGTCACGTCAGGATAATGCGTATCTTCTGAAATTAAACATTTTAAACCGTTCCACATGAACGTCTGCATATCTTGGCTGTCATCTGAATAATCAGACATGTTAGTTACTCTGAACTCATAAGCGTTTAAGTCGTTACCAACGTCAATAGATATTGTCTCACCAAAAGCATCAGGGGAACTTTTTGTATAAACTTTTGTCATGCTCTGCGGAGTGTCCGCACTTCCGGCAATTCGCCATTCCAGCAAAATCGTTGCGGTACGGCTTTCGTAATCACCTTTGTCACTCATGTGATAAAGACCGCTTGGAAAATTAAAATCAACCTCATAATAGCGTGATGTAGCACCAATAGGACATGCTCTGTAATATCCGGCTACATTTGATTTAGTGTTTGATTTAACTCTTCCAATATCCACTAATTCAACCGTTGCAGTAGTTGTTCTGTTTTGGCTGAATCCACTCCAGTTTTGAGTGTTGGTATAAGTAATGCCCGATTTATCAACCGCAAGCAACGTATATGTACTGCCATTAACAGCTTGAACTTCATAATAGCCATTGTCTAAAACGTGAGTGCTATCAAGATTTGAATCGTTATAAACAAAATCCTTTAATACAAGTGTTGCAGTCGTATTTTCGTCAATATCCAATTCAACAAAAGATACATCTATGAATGAACCCTTGTTTGTGTCCGTTCCATAATTGACTAATTTTAACGGATATGTTTCACTGCTACCGCCATTTACAACTGTTAAATTAACCGCCCATCCTAAAGCAAGGTTTAAATTATTCGGAATTGAACTTGCATAACATCTAACAGAACTAACCATCATTTCAATAGATGTTAAATTGATTGTTCTATCCTGACCTTGTAAATTGTAAAGTCTGATGATGTCACCGCTTACCAATCCTAAATCTGAACTTGAACTTGCATTTAAACCGCTTAATGTGAGAGTTACATCGCTTAATGCTCCGGTTTTTCTACTGCTTGTTTCAGTTGCGGGTACTTCCTTTCCTACACTTGTTACTTCTGTCGAATTGTACCAACATCTGTGAGCATCGTGAGAACTTATATCTTGATCGGGATCTGCAACAAGCACGTCAATATCAGAACCAACATACGAGCTGATAGGAGTTGCGCCAATATACATCTGATCTAAAGACCAGTCGTAATATCCAACACCTTGACACAATAGCATAGACATATATCGTACATTATTCACATAAAAATAATGTTTGTCTGAGATGTAGTCCGGAAATGCTTTAACCAACCCAAACTGTTCGGGTATAGGATCTTCCAATTTTGCCTTATTACCTTGCGCATTAGGATCATAGATACTTGAACCGCTTTCTTGTTTCTTATCGTTGGTTTTCAGTTTCTTCATCATTACCATTGTGTAAACGGCAACGGCAAGTGCAATAATGATCATAGCGATGCTGAAAACATCTTGCGGTTTAATAACAAATGTAATGTTTTGAGTGTTTTTCAGATTAAATTTACACCAAATATTGTGAGGTATTTCCACACCGTCGCACAATACGGTCACACATCTTTTAAATCGTTTGCTGACTTCTGAATTTAATCCGTTTTCTAAAAAATTTAGTAAAGTGATATCCTCGTTATCAATTACAAAATCTTTTAAAGCATGACCTAAATCTGTGCGATTAAATATTCTTACTCTCATTTTATCAATCCTTTATAGCGATAGATTTTTATAAAATTCTGTGGTTTATAAACCTCAAAACAAGTACCTTTTCGTGCATCTGTATGCAGTATGTGACCGTCGATGTAAATACCTATATGAACTAAAACATTGTGTTTAAAATAGCATATTACATCATAATCGCAAGGTTTTATTACTTCTTCAAAATCACTGACTAAATCATTATAGCCATTAGTCATTGTGTGCTTGTCATAGCAGGTCTTATGATCTAGTTTAATTCCTAAATTTTTTAGAAAAACATAACATACCAACCCCCAGCAATCACACATAGGAAATGTGCGACCGTTAGGAGTGTGTATGTTACGCATGAATAATTCAATATTTTTAACACACATAACGCAACCCCTTGAACTGTTTAGCTGTATAGCGTTTGAACGGAAATTTGGCATTAAGGGTATCATGCCATCCGGCAGTAATAGTCGCGCCTTTAGTCGTTACTTGACATGATGTAACAAATAAGGTTAGTGAGTAAATCGGACTGAATGCGGTGTCACTGTCAAATTCTTGAGACGTGTCAAAAGGCAAATATTCAAGTACGGTTAAATATGCTGGATATGCACCATCCAACACTTGATTTGATAATTCAATGACTTCACCATTAACACTGGCAACACCAAAACTCAACGCATTACCGGATTGATTATTGCGCTCCGGTAAATTTATCTGAATACCACTGGCAACAAAATCACGCAATTCCTGATTGTGATCTCTTGCTGAAAAATCGTGATACGACTGTGCGAAGCATATCGGAGTTGCAAGGCTTTCAGATTCAATGATTATTGCCATAACGGGCGCATCTGTGCCGTTGGCATTAACTACGGCTAAATCATTGAATTTACTTGTAGGCTGAACTGGTAACACCTCGGTTGCAATAGTAGTATATTGCTTATAAAAATTGCTAGGCAGTTTAAACATACCGCCATATTTAATGCCTTTTGTGATGATCATCTCGGATAAATACCACTGATAGCCAGCGTTGGTATTATTCAGTAACGTAAACCATTCGCCAGTTCTAGCAATAGTGTCAGTATTAAAAATATTGTGCCATGTTTTAATAGGAACGCCATCAACATACATCTTTACTGAACATTCGTCTTGGTTTTGATCTATTGCAACAAGGCGCAATTCAAAACAAATGTGATGCCAGCCGTAATCAGACCAACCGTTACCGATAATATTTTTAGCAATATTAGGCAACATCTGAACCGGAGCATCATCACTGCTTGACGTGTATAAGAAACTGCAACTAGTATTGTTATAAGCGATAGTACCAGACGTCCATCCTCTTGTACTTTGCGGACATGACAAATTAAGAAAACCACTATTTATTTTACTTTCAGTTCCGGAGTTTTTTGACGTGTTTAAAATTGACTGAAAAAATGAAAAGTCATACCAATAGCGATCATCATTACCATTCGGAGTGTAGATTGTGTATTCAAAAGTTAAATCAATCGGCTTGCTTTCATTGTACCAAATGCCATCTGAATCGAAAAACGGCAAATATTTAGGAAACCCTGTTTTCTGATTACATGCCAGGCATTTAACACCTTCAAATTCCGTAATTTCAGTATAAACACTATCTTCAATACTGCCCTTGCTGATACATGTACCTCGTATCAGATTCATTTTTCCATTGGCGAAATTAAGCAAGAATAACGTATCATCGTCAACCGCACCTCTGCCGTAAACCACGTTTGCCGAAACATTTATCGTTTTATAAAGTGTAATTTTCTCGTTGTCGTCAGTAATAACAGTACATGAAATTGTGATTGTGCTTTGTGGCTGAATAACAATGCTTTGCGTTTCAAGATTATTGTATGACCATTTCTGACTTTGAATGTCGCCATTAACCGCAAGTGTTACCGTGTCACCGGCATTGATGTATTCGTTACTTGCCACAATGTAAGGTTTAACTTTTAATTCGGTTAATTTCAGATTATTGATTTTATAATTAAAATTGCCTGATGTCACATAATCATACGCACCAAAACACAATGCGTTACTGATAACTGTCTGATCGTCTGTGTCATCATAAGTGAACACTAAAGCATTGTCGCAATATATCGTTAAAACATTTTCTTCTCTGTGAAGCTTCCAACTGTACCACGTGTTAGGAGTGTTTGAGCAACTGAAATGCTGAATTGAATCATCGCTTAAAAACTGTATTCCGCATGAATTGTTGCTTTCACCAAAAATTAAAAACTTTTCACGCACATAAAAGATAACACCGTTGTTTCTGAATTGATATTTGTCAAATTCAATTTCATAATCAGTCAATGGATATGATTTGATTGGATTATAGCTGAAACCACGTCTTGAATAATTGTTATAACTAGCATTTTGAAACAGACAATAATCACCGTTTCTCACTTGCTCAAACGTAAAATTAGCCATATCAATATTCAATGCATTGCACTCATGCCAATCAGAATTTAACGCATGATTAGTTGTCGTCTGATCGTTAAAATCAACATCAAGCAATACTCTACTCATAATAATTACTCCATGTTTGATCAAACTCTACATTATCCACATCAAGTGTCATGCTGATTTTGTAACATGCGCCTATATGATTACGAAATTGTAATTGCTCACTTAATGAACCGTTTTGTATTCTGACTTTTCGTGCTATCAATTCACTTTCCGTTATATCTGCTCTGTCATTCAAAATCGGTGCAATAAACCAATCAACACCAAAATTGATATAATTCTGATAAAAAGCAACAAAAGTCTGATAGTCTGCAAGATTGTTAAATTGCAGTGTTACAGACAATGTGTGCGGTGCGTCTTTTGATAACAATCTCTGTCTGACTGTGCCATTAGTCATTGTTGTCCGCAATACATTAGGACTGCGTTTTAATGTATATCCGCTTTGTAAAAACTTCGGTAATGTTTTAGGGTAATAGTTCATTTTTAATATCCTTGTCTCGCTAGTCCATAAGTGCCACTCATAGCGTTTGCTACTTCACCGCCATTGCGTATGTTTGCAACGATTACATCAATAATTGTCTGTTTATCTGTTTCAGAATTGCGCTGATTAACTTGTCCGGCACGTGAACTATCTTCTATTAAGTTTACAGTGACATTGTTCCCGTTATTTTTCATCAAGTCTTCAGTGTCTTTTCGGGAAGTAACACTTGCAGGACCTTGAACAATTTCGGGACCAACTTCACCAACAATACCCCACTTGCCAGCTGGAATGTTACCGCCCTTGTCGTACGCTCCGGAGTAGTTAACAGATTTCAACTGACCGATGATCTGCAGGCCTTGCCCAATTACTTGCGCCCATGCAATCAAGTTTGCCGGATATGGTGCTGCCATAGCATTCATGGCACCTTGATACATCGATACCATAGAGCTTGCAACCGCAAAGCCTTTCTGCAAAGCAAACAGGCCCTTGTAGATACCGGAGTTCTTCTCAAACCCTTGAGCTACGTTACCGAAGTAATCACTGATTGCTTTACCTGCCTGCGAGTAAACACCGACAATCTGTGTGCCTGTCAGTTTCGCCTTGCTGAAATCACCGCTGATTAAATTCGCCCAATTCAAATTGTACTTTGCAATTTTTTCAGAAAACTGATCAAGCACTGTGGAGTTGGAATTCCAATCTTCCTCACGTTGTTTCATCTCCTGGAGAGCTTGATTGCGTTTCTCGGCTTCTTCCTTATAGTGTTCACTATAAAGCTCGCTCAGTTTGTCAAGATGCAGAGCAATCAATCTCTCTTCGGTCGTGTTAAACTCTTCCTGAGTAATTGCCTGTTGTGCGAGAGCATCACGCAAAGTATTGATTCTATTCGCATAATTGATGTTTTCTTGCTCGATAGGATCTTTTTTATCAAACTCCATACGATTGATTTCATCAACCAAGCTTTTATACGCTTTCCTTGCTTCTTCCGCTTTATCCGCAAGATCTTTGAGTCCTTTTGAACTGCCATTACCTGTTTTAGGAATTAAGGTTTTAATTCCAGCATAATCGATCTTCTCATTTAATTTATTGAGTGTGTCAATTCTTGTTTTAACAAGTTCATCATACTTCTGATTGCGTTCTTTTCGTGCGTTGTCTTCAATATCCTTTAATCGCTGCTGGAATGCTTTCTCATTCTCGGCAACGGCATCAGTCATGCCCTTGTGTTGATCGACTACGGCTTTTCTCTGTTCCATGTAGTAGTCTAAAAGTGGATGACCCTTTGGCAACTGCATGATTGCTGACATGTCAACTTTGCCGTTTCTCTTCATCAGAGCCGTGGCCTCAAGCCCCATTTCTTTGACTTTTCTTGCCATTCTCAACTGTAAAGCCTGTTGCTGCATGATTTCTTGAGTTGAACCATGCGTCTGTTCTGCGACCCACGAACCGAAACGCTCAGCATAAGCTAGAGTCTTCTGCCACCATGTATCGAGAGTCGAGATTAAGTCACCGAGACCAAGCCTTACAAAGTCAAACCATCCTTCGAAATAACCGATTTCCGCTTTGGCGGTTTTCTCGCCATTTTCTGTCAGATTACTGAAAAATTGAACAAACGGTTTAGAAACACTTCGAATAACTTCAACGATTGTGTCAAAAGCTCCGGTGAACAGCCGCACAAATCCACCCATGAACTGTTGCATCTCAGGCGAGTTGAGCATGGACGTGAATTTGTCGAGAGCTTGCGATGCTTTGAAGATTGTCTTTGCAATTTCCTGTCCGACTTGTCCGGTGCTGATTGTAGTCCACAAGTCAGACCATGAATCAGACAGATTTTTCGTTGCACCTGTCATTCCCTGCATTTGGAAGTCAAGTGTCTGTGAGAAATTCTGCTTGGCAAGATTCTGCATGTACTGTTCAAGCGCAACATTGGTCGCTTCAATGGTCGTCTTCTGACCTTTGAACGTCATCTCAATCTGATCACCAACTCTTGTTGCCTGAATACCTAGTGTCTGCAAAGATTTCAAACGATTCATGCTCGCGCTTGACAATGTCTGAGCAACGCTTGAGAGCGACTGTCCGGTGCCAATGGCGATGGCAGAAAGTGCTTTGATTGTTTCTTCTGATGGCTTGAGTCCTACTTTGTTGAGTGATGTTGCTGCAGAAGTAATCTCGTCAAAAGACTGTGGGATTTTTCGTGAAAGATTGTTCAAGTCTTGGAAAAGAACTTTGGCTTGTTGCAAATCTCCGGTAATTGCAGTAAGGCTTGATACTTTACTTTCATAGTCCTTCATGCTTGAGACAATCTGACGGAATGAAGATGTAACACCAATCAATCCGGCAAGCGGTGCAAGCATCGACTTGAACCCACTTGAGATCTGCCCGATTGTAGAGAGTGATTCAGTCTTCATCGCTTTGAGCGATTTACTATACTTGTCTGTATTCAGACTCAGCACTGTTCCGGCATAGTTAACTGTCTTTGCCATTGTTCACCTTCTTGTTCTTTAAAAAATTCTTAAAAGACTCACTATCATTTAACGAGTGAGCCGAACTTGCAGAATCTTTTTTTGACTCTTCAAATTCGGCTTGACAGATGCACACCCACATGTCTATCTCAGAACTTGGAAGATTCATCACATCAGTAAGTGTCATACCAAGTTCACGAGCAATTCGTGCTAGGAATCGGAAGTAATTGCTTCGGCACTTTTTTTTAATTCATCAGAGATGTTCAACAATTCAATTACTTTGTTGAAAAGTCTGTTCATCAGTGGATATGGCAACTCGCACAGATATGAGTAGTCATCAGTGCGCTCAGTTCTGTCACCATCTTTGTCACATAGCATGAAGTTAAGTGCATAGAGTATGCGATCAACTTCGCCAGCATCTTTCAAGTCATTCTCAAACACGAAAAAAATCTGTGCTTTTTCACCAGCATTAAGTTCGGTCAGATAGAATTTAGTTCCCTTGCCTAATTCATCAGCATTAACCGTGACAATCTTCTTCGGTTTTTTGTGTTTATTAATTAACTCTCGGTACATGATCACACCTCATTAAGACGCGTCTGTGAAGGTTACATCGCCATTGATACGCATGGTAACTTTGGCTTTCACACCGTCTTCATTACCGCCACCAACAAGTGCATATCCGGAAATTGCAGCCTGGAATTTAGCAGTGTCGCCGTTTTTCCATTGACATTTAACCCAAATATTTGAGCCAGCTTCGGCAGCAGCTTTTAATGCTGCTTGATCTGTGTCGCCTGCATATTTATAGTAAGTCATTTCAATTTCCTGTGTATCCTTCATACCGGAAATGTAACGCTTTGTTGTATCAGCAAGTGTTGTTTGTTCAATGAATGAACCGGAGTTACCAATGTCACCAATGTCTGTCAGACCGTTCCATGCTGACCAAGTGCCAGCGGGGGTGGATGAATCAGGATCGGTAGATGCAGTAGAGAAACCCACAAGTAAACCTGCAATCAGAGTTGCATTCTGTGGAGTGTATGAAAAAATAGGAGTTACTGTCATTTTATATCACCTCTAGAAGTTAATATTTTGATTTAACTGTATCATTATAAGCCATTTCCAAGTCATTTTCGATGTTTTTAATAACATTTTTTTCGACTTTTTTCCATGATTTAACAACCCAATCGTTGCCTTTAATTCCTCGCACCATACCGCCAGTCTGAACACGTCTTTTTGCTCTCAAATTTGAGCCTTTGCCGATACGGTGATCTCTTGTGCCAAAGTTCTGCCAAACACCACCATACATAGGTGCTTTGATATATGATGTGAAGCCTTTTTCCCGGTTTCTAACACCTGTCACAACCATCATTTTTCGGTTATTAACCTTGACTTTGCCTGTTATTCCGCGCTTTAACTGTCCGGTATGATGTCGTTTCCACTTCGACAATTTACCTTGACCGAGAGCAATGTCTTTGAGTTCAGCTTTTTCTGACGCTAAAAGCTCTTTATTCGCTTTCCGAAGTGTCGAGCGAATGATTTGTTTACGGGTTTTAGGCTCAAGCTCTTCAAGATCTTTGAGATACTTCTCAACTTGAGAAAACTCTACTGAGAGCTTAAAGCCGTTACTGTCAATCATCTTACCCATTGATGCTTGCCTTGATATTTAATGACAAAATTGAGCAGTAATAACTATCACTTGACGGATTGTAGTCTAAATCACGAAAATCACGATAGAAAATGTTCTCAAAATTACCGTCAGAACCATCAGTGTCATCATACATCAGAATGTCGGCTACATTGTCAATGTTTGCGCGGTCCCGTGAGTTGATATAGACATCAATATCAAATGTCAAATGAACAGGCCGGTTGGCTATGTCATAGATCACTTGAAGATTACTGATGTTAAAAGCCAAGACCGTATCGCCATTGTCGTTGTCGGGCACTAAATCGCAGTAACATGATGCAAGATCACCAACTCTAGTTCGCAGCCAATTCAAAGTTGCAGTTCGCAGTTCATTGATCATGATGTACTCCTTATACGATTGGTTGATTTATCCATCTCCATTGTGATGATGATTGAATCATCAGTATAACTGTCAGTAATACCTACGATGTCATACATTATATCTTTATATTGAACTCTCATTGTGGAGTTCAGTCCGCTTCTATATCGAATCTGAACCGTGAAGACGTCAGTCATGATGTCAACCTGGGAGCGCAGTTGCTCTCGTGTCGTAATCGGTCGTACATCTGCCCATACTTCGCAAACTTCATCGTTATTGTGATCAAAAATCTTGATTCTTGACCTTAATTTACCACTTTCAATCATGTGTTCATCACTCTGAATTGGTTTAACATATACTCGCACGCTTTCGGAATCTCGGAACTTGATCTGTTAGTGTACCAGCTATCCACAAGCATCAGCTCACAGACACGCATTTGCTCTGTGTAGTAAATCTGTCCTTCAGTCAGTTCTGCCGTGTTATCCAGCACGAGATCACGATTAAGGTATGTTCTGATGAAGTCGAAAGCGGAATTGTCAAGTGCTACAAGATAGTCGTCTTCGTAGTCTGTATCAATTCGTGAGTGCATCTTAATTTCTGTTAAAGTTGGTCGGTTTGCCATTAAATCATACCTTCTCTATGCAGTTTAATCACGATAGGATCTAAATCTTTAGCGTTATACCTGCCAGCTTTTACACTAAAAATATCAAAGCCATTAGGACTGTACTTAAGATCTTTCTTAATCACGATTGTTGCATCCTGCTTGTCAACTTTAGGTACAACATCTACTTTTAAACTCTTTTTCTCTGTCATTTTTCTATGTCCAATTTTGAAAAAAGCACCATATAGACTATGGTGCTTTGGTCGTAATGAGGAAAAAATAATATGGTATTACAATTTACAGTGAAGTACCTACATGAACAACCTTCAATGCTCTGTAATCCTGCACCAAACCACCAACACGCTTAATTGAGTAGAAACCCACATAAGGTTTGTTGGTCAGATCATCACGAACAATGCCGATGCCTGGTCTGTCAAGAACTGCATAGCCGGACTTCATATCACCAAAGATGATTGGATTTGAACCGCTTGCAATATCAGGCAAGTATTCACAAATCACAATCGGATAGCCTAACAGTAATGTTGGAGCATTAGTTGCAACATCAACACTACCGAAGATACGTCTCTGATCACTGTCTTTTAACAGTTGTTGCAGTGCAGTGTAAGTGTTTGTGTTCATGTACCACTTTGCATTAGAGCGATATCCAGTATTCAACTGATCTTTAGCCTTAATCAAACTGTTCAATGTAACATCAGTTGCAGAACCGGACACAATACCTTGCAAGTTGTTCCAGGTTCTGGTCTTGTCGCCATCAGCAGATAAAGTATAGGTTAAAATACCTTTTGGTTTACCTGTTCCGTCACCACTGATGAAAGCGGTTTCTTCTTTGTCGATGAAAGTATCAGACAAGTCTTTAACGAAGCCTTGCTGCACTGTGTACCATGAGTCAGCTAAAAATCTCTGAGTGTACTGAGGGAAAGCATACAGTTCGCCAAGTTCAGCGGTGATGTGCTGATAGGTCTGTGCGTCTGTTGCAGGTCTTGCATCAGTTTCGCCAACCCAGCCGCTTGCGATGCCGGAAGTCTTGTAGATGCGCTCGTACTTGTTGCCTTCAGGAGTGATGATTGTGGAATTCTGACGAATCACAGATTTACTGTCCAATAATTCCATTACCCGCTTGTCGAGTCCATCAGGAACAAGGAAACCACCTTCGGTATTAGTTCCGGTATTGCCGGAAACAGTCGGAGTTGGATCGCCATCTGCACGAATCAGTACACCAGTTCTAATATATCTTTCAAATCGTTTCTCATATGAGTCAGCCGAAGCAGACACCGGAACAGAAGCGTTCTGTGCGAAAGAATTAGACTTAATTGCAGAGAGTTCACGAATCAGAGACTCAATTCTCTCATCATTCTTTGATGTTAAATCTTCAATTTTCTTTGAAAGTTCGATCATCAGCGAGTTATCGGCAGGTGATTGAACTTCATTTTCATTAGTTGTTGCCATATCAGGATCCTTGTTTAAGTCAGTTTGTGAAAAATCTTGTTGCTTTACGTTTGTGATCTGAGCATTGTCGTTGGCCGGAAAAGTCACGATTGAACACTCAATCAGATCAACATTGTCGAGAGCGTAAGCGTCACGCTTTTTGTCGAATTTGATGTCATCTGAATCGATCATGAAGCCGATTGAGAAACCGCGGACAGAGCCGTCTTTAGCGTGTGCATAGGCGATCTGCGCCTGCGGATCTGCCATTGTTAATTTGAGTTTACCATATAAACCACGTTCATCTTTTCCAAGTTCAATCCAGCGTCCGACAGGTTTAGTGCGATCATGCTGCCACAAGGCAGGCAGATAGCCTTCTTTGCTAAACTTATTCAGAGCATTGTCGAAAGCGGTCGGAGTCATGTATGTTCCGTAGCTGTCCACGTCATTGAACGTTGACAGATAACCTTCAATGATACCTTCATCGGACACTTTGACTTCGCGGAATTCGACTTCACGATATTTAATTTCAGTTGTCATATAAACCTCGCATTTTACTCACTTTTTAGCACAGTTTTTAATCATTGTCAACACTGTTTTCGTTATTTTGCGAGCTATTTTCGTTTAAATTCATAATATTACCATCATCATCCATATATGCGGTGTTTAATGGCAGTTTACGAATGTTACCGCCCTTGCAAGTGTTCATACCGAGTGCGGTTAAAGCATCATTGATGGTCATTACGCCACTGTCGAGTAACGATTTAATATAGTTTACTTGTGCCGTACTGTCACCACGGAGTAACGAAGATAAGTCAAACTTAAAACGATAGTCTTTGAACTTCTTGTCAACCAGCAGACATTTATTTAATCTTTGTTCAATCTTGCGGATGTAAGGCATGAGCGAATAATTAACAAACTGCAGATTCTGTTGTTCGATATTTGAGAATGTTGCATGATCTAGGTTTGCTACAAGGTGCGGTGGAATACGGAAGACACCGCAGATTTCATCACGGTCATACTTTCTCGATTCAATAAACTGTGCATCTGTGAGTGAGATTCGGAATTGCTGGTACTTCAAACCACTGTCAAGGATCATCGGCTTGCCAGCGTTTTCAGTTCCAGCATACTGACTATAAAATGCCTTGCGGATCGTGTCATGTGATTCTTTAGTGAGTTTAGCATCAGTTTGAAGAACACCGCTTGTTATTGCGCCATTCTGATATACTTTTCCAGCTAGATTTTCTGTTGAATTCGCGTTATACATCAGTTTGTTAACCTGGTGGATCGGGGAAAGTCCGTGCAATCCGTCAAAACTGTTAAGTCTGATGTGAAGCATATCATCTTCGTTCACAATGATTGTTTTAGTTTCTCTTTTGTTATTGTCTGTAATGTTGATCGTGTATTCGGGAATGTTTGTGCCTAATTTATAGTTCACACTCACACTATGATTATTCAGCGGTATCAGTTCAGTAATCATACCTCCCACGCGCACAATGTATGCGTAGAAATTGCCATACACATCAAGACACCATGAGCACATTTCCCAAAATTCGGTTGCGGTTTGAAACTGATTTGGCTGGCTATGGATGAGCTTGTAAAGATTGTCATTGTGAGCAAGTTTCTTTGAACCGTCAGCACCGATTTTATACAGTCTGATTGGAAGCATTGAGAGTGATTCTGCTCTCACACGGATACATGAATAGACTGTACTAATTCTCATGGCCGTGTCGCTTGACACAGTCTTGTTCAGCTCAGGAGAGTAAAGAATGTCGGCAACAACTGACTGTTGTTGACTCTGTTCATCATCGCGCATGTTAATAAGCCGAGTAAATTTCTTTAAAATGCTCATCATCAGTTCCTTGTTGTGCCAAGATCATCAATCTGCCGATGGCCATTAAACAACAGATTGCACCATCAATTTTATTTTCTACACGCAAATTTGCTTTACGAGGAAAGTCGTTACCATTGTTGTCGGTCTTACTTTCCACATTTTGAATATTCCATCCGAGACATGGATTTCCATCATAGTGAAAGCGTCCCGAAATTATCGCTGCGTTCATTTCTTTCATAGCCGGAGAGAAGTATGCGGTTGTCTTCGAATATTCAACTACATTCAAGCCGTATTCCCTCTCGCACTGTTGTTCCATCTGCAAAGCGTTGTAGCTATCGAAAATAACTTCTTTCGGGTAATAGATCTCACCCGTACTTCCGATAGTTTCAGTCATGGCAAGATAGTCTGTCTCGTAGCCATCGGAAACATTGAGTATTCTACCACAAGATGTGTTAGAATTTCCACTTTGTGCAAAGTTCTGATAGCGTTGATAGTTTTTATTTGATACATCATTGACGGTGTTCTCAGGCAGAAAAAACTCGGGGAAAACGTAATAATGGATTTCTCCATCAATTACCCTGGCGAAAGCAACGAGTATGCAGCCAAGGTCAAGTTTAGAAGACAAGTCAACAGAAACAACACCAACGTCTCCGATGAAGTCATGAATGTTGAGCGATGTGTCGATACACTTTGACAGTGCGCCCATGTCAAAATAGTTCTTTGCAGAATTGACCCAGCAATTCAAGTGTTTAGTCAGAAACTTTGCTCTGTCTTCCGGTTTCTTGAAAGAGTCATGGCACTGCTGGAGCAAGTAGTCTGTTTTGAGTGACACGCCAAAATTTGGATTTGCTTTCGCAATAATTGACAGATTAACTTTGTCAATTTCTTCTCTCTCATCTTCGGGGAAGTCAAGCGGATTTTTAATCTTGTCGAGATCTCCATCGTCGACAGAATAAATTCTTGCGAAGTGACGTTCATCCGGAACTATGCCGTAAATTGAATCCACGTTCTCATCATGCTTTGCTTTACAGAATGACATTAAATCATATCCGGCAGTTGTGATCATGAAGATCATAGGTTGATCACGGGAGCCGAGTCCGGTTTGCTGGCACTCATAGAGAGAACCGTCCGGATGTTGATGTATTTCATCAAGCACAGAAAAACTAGGACTTGTACCATCTTGAGGTTTACCGATGATTGGCAGGAACTTTGAACCGTCCGGCAGAAGTATAGACTCAATTTTAACATCGGGATTAAACTTTTTCTGAAGAGCCATGTTATTCAGGATCATCAATCTTGCCGGACTGAATACTTCAAAAGCCTGCTGCTTTGATTTAGCACCACAGTACACTTCGGCTCCATGTTCTCCGTCAGCCATCAGCATGTAGAGTGCATTTCCGGCAGCGAGAACAGTCTTGCCGTTCTTACGCGGAATTTCGTTATAAACTTCAATGTAGCGTCTGAGTCCACTGTCACGGTCTACCCAGCCGAAGATGTTAACTTCAATCTCGCATTGCCACGGCTCAAGAATAATCGGACTGTTCGCCCATTTTCCTTTGACATGCTTCAGTGTTTCGATGAAAAAGCAAGGTCGTTCAGCTTTAATCGGATCAAACATCCACTTTGAATTCTTGTTCTCCAGGGAGTTCATCAGATCATTGAGACTGTTCTCGACAGATCTTGTCAGAAGTTCAGATCTTTCAATACGTCCATCTACAACGGCATCAGCATACGACAGAGCTTTAATCGTGTGACTGAAGCCGAGTGCGTATCGGGGAACGTCTTTGACTGTGCGCTTGAGTGCGTTGCAGTATGTTTTTAGATCATTACTAAAAATCGTCATACTGTTCCTCAATATCCACTCTCGCTCTGCCTTGCTGTCCTGATTGTGCCATGCAGTCGTAGATTTCAGTCTTCGGATCTAGCGTGAGAGTGTTATAGCATTTCAACATCTCGTCTGTAATCTTTGATTTAACCATGTGCAGAGCCGGTTTGCAGATGTCATCAACAAAAGTGATATATCCGAGTTTCTCAAGTTCATAAGTTGTGCAGTTTGCGAGAGACGTCCACTGCACCGCCTGGGCGACCACCTGCAGATGGTTGTACTTGAGTTTACCACGGTGAATTAAAGTTCCACAGATGTCTTTCCATATCTTCTCAGAGTTTGGAAAATCCTTGAGCGTATCAGGGAGTGGCGGAACTCGTGGAAGATTTTCGTCAGTATGAATGTCGGGCAGATTCGTTGCTGGTCTTCCACCAATGCCTATCGAATTTGACCGCCTTCTGACTCTGACGTTAACAGTTTTCTTTACAGTCATGATTTTAGTATCCTTCTGAAAACATAAGTTATTGATTTTTCGGCATTTTTCCTAAAATTTGACCTAAAATTTTAAAATGCG